GCGTCGGTGCGGATGGTCTCGGCCTGCCAGCCTGCGGCCATCACGTCCCAGGTGCTGGCGTCGGTCGCAGGCAGCGGCGGCAACCCGGTCTCCGGCGGCGGCAGGCCAGACGGGATGGGGCGGGTGAGCGGTTTCGCCACGGTGGCACTTGCCCCCGCCGCAGCACCTGCCCCTGCCGCCGCAGGCTGGGGCGCAGGCTGCACGGCGGCGGGGGCAAGTGCTGCGGGCTGGGACGCAGCCGCAGCCGACGCAGGCTGCACGGCGGCAGGGGCAGGTGCTGCGGGCTGGGACGCAGCCGCAGCCGCAGCCGCAGCCGACGCAGGCTGCCCGGCCCCACGCGGCACGCCCAGCCCCAGCGCCGCCGGGGCCTGGTTGGCATGGATCAGGGCCAGTTCTTCGTCCACGGTCACGGGCGTGTCTCCCGGATCAGGTCGGACAGCACAAACCGATAGGCGGTGCCATTCGGATCATCAGCCTGCGGTATCGTGTAGGTGCGGCCATCCACTGTGACCTGCATCTCGTAGATGTCGCTCTCGCCCACCCGACGCAGATGCACCATGTCAAACCATGCGCGCGGATCGGGGCCAAAGGCCGGGGCTGCGCCCGTGATGCTGGCGCCTTTCAAGGCGCGCAGCGGATCGGGCGGGGTGGCCGTCGCGGCACTGGTCCAGCCGCCCCCATCTTCGGGGGTCCAGCGCTGGCCTTGCAGGTGCTTGCTGCCGATCACATCAAGCGCAGCGTCAACCTCCGCCGCCGCCACCCCCGGCGGCAGGGCGACCATCGCGCCGTTGATTTCCTGCACCCCGCCGATGGTCAGCGCGCCTTTCGTCGTCGGGGTGGCCCCCAGTACTTGCTGCACCGCGTCGGTGTAAAGCTGAACCGCGGCCGGGTCGTCGCGCCAGCCGACGCCCAAGACCGTGATGCCTGCGCCTTTTTGGCTCGGATCCACCCCGGCGGCCAGATCGGCATAACGTGCGCGCGCCGCAGCGCCGTATTGCGCCCTGAGGGTGGGGTCGTCGGCAAAAATCCCGCCGGTGACCTCGTCGAACGTCAGGTTCATGGCGTCTGTGCTGGGCAGCGCCACGGTGCCCAGCGCGTCCTTCTGCTCGCCGCGCAGAATTGACTGGGCCAGGGTGCTGTTGCCGGTGGTCGCCATGATACCGGCCGCATGCACGAACGCTGGCGACGCGCCGATCTGGCCTGCCAGCGCGCGCGGGTCGCCTTGGGTTCCGGCGGCAAGCGCTTCGGCCAGCGCCAGTTTCGGCCCGAAGTCGGCCTTGGGGTCCAGCACGGGTTTCAGCTTGGCCTTGTCGCTTGGCGACAGCGCCGCCGGGGCGGTGGTATAGCCCTGCGCCTGCACCCATTTTTCGAAACTCAGACGGCTGAAAATCCCGGCGGCATAGGTCTGCGGGTCGGCGGGATTGAAGTCGGGCAGTTTCGGCACCGGCAGGCCCGCCTTCTCGGCTATCGCCGGGGCATCGGTGGCCCAGCCCACCGCCGCCTCGTCGCGCCATTGGCGCAACACCGCCAGCCTCTCGGTCTGATAGTCGTGGGCCACCGGGCTGGCTTGCTCGGCGGCAATCGCCCCATCCAGCTCGGCCACGGTCAGTTGCCGGATGCCGGGTATCTCGTTGCGCAGATCAAGTGCTGCCTTGGCCGCACCGTATTTTTCGCTCGCCATCACTTCCGGGTCCGACAGAAATGCCTCGTCTGTGGCACGCGCGCCCGTTCGGATGATCTTCGTCATTTCCGTCAGGCGGATGTCGATGGCATCCGACCGCGCCTTGGCCGTCATCTTGGCCGCTTTTTCGGCCTCGGTGGCACGCCGCGCGAGCTCGCGCTCGGCGGCCAGACGGTTGCTACCCAGCAGATCGCCGCCCATGGCATCGAACTGGCCAGCGTCGGCGGCGGTCAGAAAGCCCTGCGGATCGTTCTGGATTGCCGCCTCGGCCCGGCCCTGCAATACCTCGCGGCGCAGGGTCTGCTTTTCGGTCGCCGCAGCGGCGGGATCGATCCGGCCACTGGCGGCGCGGGCATCGATCCAGGCCTCGCCTTGTGCCAGCAAAGCCCCAAAGGTCTCGGGGTCTGCTGTCACGGCTGCGGTGGTGATCTGGTCGCGCGCCTCGATCCAGGTCGCCTCCTGCTGCGAGCGGGTCAATTCGATCACCCGGTTGCCCAGCGCCAGACCGTGCTGGTCGGACAGCCCGGTAAGGGTCAGACCCAACTGCTCGGCCAGCTTCGGGTCAATCGTCAGCTTGCCGCTTTCATCGTGGGTAATGTAGCGATCGGTGATTTCCGCCACCTTGGCATCCCAGGCCGGGCCGATCGCAGCCGGGTCGGCGATCTGCTCGACCTCCTGGCGCGCCTGCCCCAGATCGCGGGTGATGGCAAGCTGGGCCTGCTGGCCTTGCAGTTGCAGCCGCTCGGCTTTCCACTTGGTGCCGACCTCGACCATCTTGGCCCCGAAATCGCTCAGGATCGCGCCAGTATCGGGCGTGGCAATCCGCACCGTGGCCGAGCGGCCGGCAATCACCCCTGCGGTGGGAACGGTCAGGCTCATTCTCTGGCCCTGCTGTTGCCCGACAGCAGGCCGGGCCGAAGATCAGGGGCGGCGGTCAGCAGGCCGGGCCGAAGATCAGGGGCGGCGGTCAGCAGGCCGGGCCAAAGATCAGGGGCGGCGGTCAGCAGGCTGGAGGCCGCCCTGAATGTGCCCTTCAGCATCGACGACAGGCCCTGAGCCTTGGCCATGCGCTGCTCGGCCGTCAGTTCGCGCTGGCGGGCTGCACCGCCGGAACGGGTGGCCTGACTTTCGAAACTCATTTCCTGCGCCGCGGTCTGGCCCAGGGCGATTGCCGTCACGCTGTCCAGTTGCACGCCTCGCGCCGCCAGCTCGGCCCGCTGGGTGGCAATGGCCGAGGCAAATTTGGCACGCTGGCGCTGGTCCTGCACCGCGGTCAGTTGCGCCTCGGTGCGCTTTTGCTCCGCGATGGCCGCGACCTGCTGGTTGGCGGCCCGCATGCCGGCCGCGCCCTGCACCAGCGCGCCGCCAATGCTGACCAACGTGCCGATGGTCTGCAAGGTGCTGGCGGCCGCCACAGCACCGGTGGCCGTTGCGGCGCCGCCCATGCCCAAAGCTCCGATGATGCCTAGAATGCACATTACCGGCCCGCCTCCTGCACCGTCGGAATGATTGCCGTGATGGTCAGCGGCGCACCGCTGTAGGGCCGGATGCGGATCGACAGTTCCTTGGCATGGCCGCTCGGGGCGTCGATCCGCACCAGGCCGCTGAAAGCCTGCGTCAGATCCATCGCCACCGCGCGCGGCACCAGATTGGTTTGCTGGCCTTCACGGGCCGGGGTGGCAAAATCGCGCTCCACCACCGAAATCTTGCCCTGCGCCGAGCGGTGCAGACCGACGCCGAACCCGCTGTAAAGCCGCTTCTGGCGGCCCATGCTGTTGCCGTCCGGCGCCGCCGCCTGAATGTCCAGCGTCTCGGCCTGGTGCGTGGCGTCGAACAGTCCGATCACTGCGCGCCCCACTGCCGCGCCCAGATCGACAGAACCGCCGGCGGGCACCGTGATCGGCCCGAACTCTCCGGCATCGGTCCAGGCAAAGACTTCGCGGCCCACCAGATGCGCCACCACAAATGTGGCAGTCGGGGTCGCGGGCTCGAAGGCCATGGCGCAGTAGAAATGGCAGGCGGTGGCAATCGGCTCGGCCCCGGTCAGGATGCCGAACACCGGTGCCAGGTCTTCGACGCAGCGCACCGTGGTGCCATCGATCTGGCGCTGCACGATGGCGGTGACGGTATCGTTGGCGCCCGTGGCATCCGGCGTCACCGCCAGACTTTCCGCGATCCCGCCTGCAATCGGCACGACAGCCCAGCCCAGCACATCCTCGCCGGGATCGTGGATCATCGCCACCAGATTGCCGTCGCCCTGGCGCAGCCAGGCGATCGGCTCGGGCGAGCCTTGCCACACGATCTGCTCGAAACCGGCGGCGCCCAGATGCTGGGCGATCCGCGACAGGGCAACCACCTGGTTGGCATCTTCCTGGAACGAATAGACCACCATCATCACGCGGCGCTTGTCGCGGCTGATGAACATCGGGTTACCCTTCGGGGCGATCGGGCGGGCCGGGCTTGATCCCACGGTGCCATTGGTGCCGAATACGGCCGTGGTCGGGCCGATCACCTGGGTGCGGCTTTCCGAGCGGGTGGAATACTCTTCGCCCAGGGCCAGAATATGCAGGCCGGTGGCCCCGCGTTTGAGGTTGATCACCCGGTTGATGCTGCCATCGCCGGCGATGGTATAACCAAACGCGCTGTCCGCCTCGACGCCGGGGGTGAAGTCGGCAAAATCGCCGACCGCCGAAAACCACAGACTGCGCGGCTCGGCCGGTGTGGCGGCAAACACCAACCGCTGGTCGAACATCTCGATCGCCGCCGGATAGCCATACCGATCAGACCACGCACCCTCGGACCAGCGATAGGTCGGATCGTCCACGCAGGCCTGTGGCACGGTCTTCAGCACGGTCGCACTGGCCAGCGTCGGGCTGGTGATCGCGGTGATCCGCGCCACGCCCGCGTTGTCCGACACGAATTTCCACTTGGTGTTGTTGTCGGTCAGCGCCTCGCCTTCTTCATGGATCGGCGCGTTCTGCCCGACATTGGCACCGGTGCGCATGGTCAGCTCATAGACGTTGTTGCCGTTTCGGCGCTTGCTCCCGACCGTCGCTGCCTCGTTGCTGGTGAACAGCGGAATGGTAGTGTTGTTGCTTGGCACCAGATGCAGCAGGCTGCCGGCATGATCGGCGGCAAACAACGCCGAACTTGCGGTCAGCGTGATGCTGCCCGTCATGGCGCTGGCCTGCACCGTATGGCTTTCGGTCAGGTTCTGCACCCGGAACGGGCCGGTCGAATAGACCTGCGCCGCGATGGTCCAGTTATCCAGGGCAAGGCGGGCCAGCCGCTGCACCGGATGGATGCCGTCGCACAGATAGATCACATCGGCCGACTGAACCCAGCGCAAGGCGGCGATCGCCGCGTCATTGAACGGCGTCACCAGTTCGTAAGGGCTGGCGCCAGCCATCACCAGCGCCCCATAGCGCCAGACGCGCATGCAGTTGGCGGTGAATTCAAGGGTCAGGGCATCGTTGGCGGCAAACTGGAACGGCACCAGAATGCCCGGCCGGTTGCCCTTGGTGGTGCCGCGGTAGAACGTGCCGGGGGCGCGGGTGAAACCGCCCTGGGCCAGTGGTAGAAAGCCCCGGCAGGTGGCCATGCCGGTCTGGAAGCGCTGATAATCAAAGCGGCGGTGCAGCAGCGGGTCCAGCTCGCCGCTGGAAAAGGCCACTTGCGGCGGGCTGGTGCGTGTCACCGCAACGCCTCCGCCACCCAGTCGCCCTGATCTTCCTGCCCGTCATAGCGCGCCTGGCTGGCGTTGCGGGCGTCATGGCGCATGGCTTTTTTCAGCGCCACTTCGGCTGCGGCTTTAAGGCTTTCCATCTTGGAGTGGCTGGTCAGCCAGCGCGGCCCCAGCAACACGGCCAGATGCAGCGCCACCGCCACCTGAAACGTCGCAGGCAGCAGGGCCTCGTTCACCACCATGGCGGTATAGCGGATCGACAGCGGGCCGGGATCGTCGGCCCGCAGGCCGATCGCATCGCGCGACCAGCGGGTATCGCCGTCGCCGACCTCCTGCACCGTCACGCAATCGCCGGGCAGCATGAAGACATACGGCATATCCGGGTTTGCCGCCGCCCCGGCTGGCAGCGCGGCGGCCGGCAGATCGGCCCAGGTCGAGGCAAAGGACCAGTCGGCCTCTTCCAGACACTGCGCCATCGCGGCCGGATACTGTTCGCGCGCCGCCTGCGCCTGCTCGCTGTCATCGTCGAAACTGGAAATCGGGCTGGCTTCCATGAACCGGAACGCCTGGGCGACAATGGTGCTGGCGGCAATCGGCGTCGGCATGATCGGTCCTTGTGGCAGGGCCGGGGCCTGATGCGGCCCCGGCGGGGTTCAACCGGCCATCCCTCAGTGGTGGCGGTAGACGATCTTGCCGGTCAGCGTGCCCGCCCCGGTGGCACCGGCCACGGCATGGGCATAGATGCCGACCATGGCGCCATCGGGCATTGCCGCCAGACCAAGCGCCTGCCAGATCGGCAGGCCGTGCCGGGCATCGCCGACCACCACCGGCGACAGATAGGTGCCCACCGAGATCAGGCCGGTGTAAAGCGCGTCCACGTCGGTCGCGGTGCCGATGCTGATCGTGGCAAAACCCCAGCCATTGACCTTGAAGATGGTGCCCTCATCCCACAACGCATCGGCGGGAACATCGGCCAGATGATAGCTGCTGCCCGAACTGTCGGTCGCAAGGTTGGTGACGGTGAACGTCGCGCTGCGGGTGCGCCCGCGCGCCTTCGCCGGATCGGGCGCGGTGCTGGAAAGCGGGGTGTCCGGGAACAGGTCGGACTTGCCTTTGACGACTGCCATAGCATGGCCTCCTCGATGGATGAAAACGGGAACGGCGGGCCGGGGCTGACCCCCGGCCCGTCAGCTCATTCCTGACATTCGATCACGATCACGCCCTTGTCCTGGTTGCGCACGCAATCGACATAGGCCGAGACGTAGGCATAGGGCAGGTTCTTGGCACTGGTGTCGTTCCACATGTCGCCGGTGATGTCCTGCCAGACACCACGGATGATGTTGGCCTTGGAAAAGATCGGGCACAGCCGCACCGTGTTGGCAGTCGCTGACACCGGCAGGCGGTTGGTCATGATCCAGTTGACACCCAGCAAGGTGGTGGGTTTGCCGGACTGCAACTGCTGGATATTGAAGGTGTTCAGGTTCACCCCCGATGCCACGGCAATTGCCAGCAGATCGTCGTTCTGCTGCGGCGTGATGATGCAGAACAGCGGGTCATCATCTTCCATGCCGAACTCGGCCTTCTGCAGCGTCAGCTTGGCGTCGCGCAGCTTGTCCAGCGTCAGGCCGGTCGTGCCGACCGGCACATACTGCCCGGCTGGCAGGGTGGTCTGGGTCTGTGCCCGCTTGCCTTCGTTGGCGTAGCCCATGATGCCGCCATCGGCCACCAGGTAAAGTCCGCTCACCGCATCCTTGCGGATCCCCAGGGTGCGGTCATGCACCCCGCGCCGCACCCGGTTGGTGTGGATGGTGACGTAGGTCGAGGTCGGATCGGTCGCCGTGGCGAACTTGTCTTCCTTGTCGATGTGATCGCCGCTTTCGATCACCGGCGGCTGGATCAGCCAGCGCCGGGTGCCGGTGATCGGGTTCTGCGGGTTGGTGCGGCTGCGCGCCTCGCCATACTGGTATTCGCCCGCATCGAACAGATCGGTGGTCGATTGCGCCTCGCCATTGGCCGAAATCACGGTCACGGCATCTTTCAGACGGTCCAGCTTCTGCTGGGCCACCATGGTCACGGAATTGGCATACATCAGCCGGTGATGTGCCTCGACGTTCATTGCACGGGGCATCTTCCCCTCCTTCTTGAAAACTGACGACGATGTGTGAGCTTTCGGAAGGGGTGCCCGATCGATGCGGACCCGTCCTGATCATCCGCTGATCTGGGGCGGCAGTCTTTGCTGCTGTCATCTGGACCCGAAAATACCGGGGTGCCCGTCAATATCTGGTGAAGCACAGATCGCAACAAACTTCAAGTGGTATCCGACCATAAAAAACCCCGGTGCGCGCGGCACCGGGGCTTTACAGAATGCCGAATATGTGCAGTGCCTCAGGAGGTGCCCGCTGCGATCTTCGAAAGCTGTTCGATGCGCGGTTTCAACGCGGCCATCGCCCTTGCATCCTGGGCGGAAAAGGCCTTGGCATACTCCCCCTCCGGCGCGTTCAACCGGGCGAGCTCGGCCCGTGCCTCGGCGGGCGTCATGGTCAGCGGCCCGCCCTTGCCGATGCCCACCGCCGTATCCTCGCCCATCATGTCGGCCATGGCCGCGAACAACCGGATTACCCCGGCATCGCCGGTCTTTGCGGCCAGCACCTGGCTGATGCCGCTCAACTGGTCGGTTGACATGCCCGCCTTCTCGGCCAGCAGTTGCGCCGCCTGCTTTGC